ACCGTCGGATCATCCTGAAGCTGAGCTCGCGCCAGTGCCGCGTCTTGCGCCCGAGGCGCTCGTGGTTCGCTTGCCGTCGCGGCTTGCCTCGCTCGGCTTCTTCCCGTTTGCAGGCTGGGCAGCGGTCGCCCATCGGAACGAGAGTGCGGTGGCGGTGGCAGACGGTGGCTAGCGGACTCATGGTCAGATCCGTTTGTGGTTGATGTCAGATCGAGCCATCAAGTAACCGACCCCAGAACCAATCACAATTATCCCAACGATCACGAGCACACTGATAAGCCAGATCACGCCGCACTCTCCAGCACCTGCTTGGCTCCACGATCTAGCGTGATGACCACCCACTCGGAGAGCGGCCATCCGGTCGTGTCGGCCGCCTGCTGCCAGCGGGAGCGGCGCCGCTCGTCGACCAGATCCTCGAAGTCGGTGTCGTGGTCGGCAGGGTCAGGTTCCAGCCCTCCGAGCGCACGGTCTGGATCTGCCTTACGGTTGAATCCGTTGAACACGACCCGGTTGTCATTGCCGTACCTGCGGTCACCATTGCCCTCGGACTTCGAGCGAAACCAATCAGGACAACGGTTCGCCATGATGTCGCAGATCCACGAGTCGAAGTGGCTGCCTCCGTTCGACGCGTAACTCTGCGTCGGATAGTCGGGGCGAAAGCGAAGCGTTGCGGCAAGCGCCTTCTCGAGGACGAAGTCCGCGAGCTCATCGCGACGGTCCTGGGACAGGTACGGGATGTGCAGAGCGACGTAATCGTTCGTGATCTTTCGAGCCGCCTTGTGCAGACGCTCAGGCGTCCAGCCCTGCCGACGAAGTGCGAGCTCGGCCCATGAGCATGAGCGATACGCTGCCAGGATCTCCTCGGTGAACTCATCTCGCCGGCGCGAGAGTTCGCGTGAGGCGGTGGCGATCGAGGGTGGGTCGAGGAGGGTGGTCACGCCAACACGAATACCCATATTGCCAAGGCCGCAGTAAGGCCGAAGAGGAATCCCACATACACACCAGCGGAAAAGGCTTCGCGTGAGACTGACCACACGATCCTTTCGGAAGAAGGACCGAGTTGCGATATGGCTTTCCGAGGAATCACGTCGCCTCCACCGAGTGTACGCGCAGCACGCGCTTGACCTCGGTCTCATCCTCGCCCTCGTCCGAGGTCTTGGAGCGCTCGGACGTCTCGATCACGAACGCGCGCAGCCGCAGGTCGACGTAGGTGCCCTTCTCGAGCTTGCCGAAAACCTCGAGATCGTCCTCGGACGTGCGGTCGGGCTCCCACGTCCCGAGGCTCACCACGAGCTTGTCCGCCTTGCGCCCATAGCGATCCTTCGGAATCGGGAGGTCGTACCTGGCCGCGTCGAAGATCGCATCCTCGCTCTGGACTGGCACCTCGGTCAACTCGGTCATCACTCCTCCTTGCATCGTCGTTTTCCCGTCGGACATCACGCAGGCTCCGCGTAACGCTCGTCGAGATCGGGCATCGCAGCACGCATGTCCCGCAAGCAGTCGTCGCAGACGATCACGACATCAGAGAGCTCGCCCTCGGTGAATGTGGGCTGGGCCTTCGCGACCGCTTCCTCCTCGGACCAGCCGTGTTCGAATGTCCCTCCGCAGGCGTCGCAGGTGTACGTCGGCCTGCTCACGCGAGCGCCGGCTCCGCGTCCGGGTCGAGCGAAGGTTCGGGATCGAGCGCGAGGTCGGCCAGGAGCTTGTGCCGCGCTGATGCCCGCTCCTCGGCCTGCGCTTGGATCGACTCGCCCTTCGGCCGGACCTCACCCCACAGCGCGATCATGCGCACCTTGAGGGGGCCGTCCTCGGCCCACGTCTTGAGACGTCCGAACTCCCCGAATAGCTCTTCGAGGATCTCCTCCTCGCGGTCGAAGTGCTGGCCGGCGACCCGGATCCACGCCTCGGCGCGAGCGATCTGCTTGGCGCGCTCGCGCTCGTCCGTCGCGGTGACCTCTTCGAGGGGTCGCATCGCCTCCGAGACGTGCTTGGCCAGCACGATCCAGGGGCTTCGCACCTGCCCCGATTCGAAACGTCGGGCGACGTGCTCGATCGCCTCCTGCACGAGCGCCGGGTGCTCCCTGAAGACGTCGATCACGCGCTGCTCGAGCGTCGCGTCGGGGACGTTTCGGAAGCGCTCGATCGCCACGGCGCGAAGCTCCGTCCAGACGTACTCGCTCACGTCGTCGCCTCCGTGGGTTGCAGGCGTGCGAGTTGCTGCTGGACGGTCTCGGCTAGGGGAAGCTCCTCGAGGGAGGGTTCTAGGTCTTCGTTCTGATCGTTTCTGGCAGGCAGGCCCGTCTCGTCGACCTCGCGCGCGGGTCCCTGCACTACGGCCTGCATGCCTGCAAGGTTTAGATCTTGCTCTAGATCTTTCTCTTCTCCTTCTCTTCTGGGCCGGACCTCCTCCGGAGCGGTTCCGGCCGCGTTCCGGCGCTCTTCCGGAAGCGTTCCGGAACTCCCTGGAAAGAGAGGGGTTTTTTCACCAAGACCGAAGAGGGCGGCCGTCCGGCTCTCTTGGGAAGCGGACTTGCCCCGATCGGTGGCCGAATCTGGGAAGCGGCTCTTTCCGGAACGTTTCCGGAAAGCCTCGCGAGGTTGGTTGGTCTCGAAGTCGACGATCTGTACGACGTACTCGCCACCTGCCTCGTAGACGAGGATCCGCTCGACCGCCTCGAGCTCGATGAGCGCGTAGCCGGCCTGCTCGTCCGAGTGCCCGAGCATCGGGTAGCAGCGGGCCCTGAGCTTCCGTGGCCGCGCGTCGAGGCGACCCCACGGATCCGAATGCGCGAGCAGCCGCCAGTAGATCCGCTCCGCGAGGTCGGAAAGCTCGGCCAGCGACTCCGACTGCCCGACCGTGTCCTGGATCGCGCGCCAGGCCATCAGCGAACGAGCTCCTTGGAGACGAGCAGCGGTCGTCGCTTGCGGTCCCAGGGCCAGAAGCCCATGTTGAGTGCCATCCCCATCAGCCACCGGAGCCGATCGTCGATCAGGAACCACTCGACGCCCGAGAGCCGATGCCCCATCCAGCCACAGGGCGTGTTGATGATGCGCGTGTAGTCGAACTGCTCGTGCAGAGCCCGCTCGAGGCGGGGCGCAACCTCCTCCTCACAGACAACGGCGAAGACCAGCTGCGCGCCGAGCTCCTTCAACCGCGCCGGCGGCCAGTAGGCGAGGCCGATCTTGCAGACGCCGAGGTTGCGTAGCGGCATCCCGATCTTGCCCGGCTGGGCGAAGTAGACGCAGCGAACGTGCTCCACCGCCAGCTACAGCTCCTCGGCCTCGAGCACGTGCACGGTGTCGAGCGGGACCGTCACTTCCTCGTCGGTGCCAGGGTGGAACGTGACGGTGGTCGTCTCCTCGGTTGCTCTTGCCACGATGGGCTCCTTTCCTGCCGCGCTAGGCGGCGTCGATTCCAAGTGCAGTGCGAGCCGCGACCTCACGGCCGGGCTTTACGCGACCTGAGAACGTGATCGGGTCCTGCGGGTGATCCCAGCGCCGGCGTGGGTTCTCGAGCCAGTCGGGCGGCATCTGCGGACCCGAGCCCGGGCGGATGAAGGCCGGAGCTTCGCCGATCTCGTCCATCGTCCACTCGGCGACGTGCCGGCTTCCGTCAGGGAAGTCGATCTCGACGCGGCCGACGGGGATCGTCTTCGGGTCTCTCACGCCGCCTCGCTCTCGTGTCGCGTTCCGCGCTTGAGCTCAGCCTCGATCAGGCCCGACTCCCAGTCGGCATCGCTCCACACACCCGCGTCGACGCCGGCCGCCCGCAGCGCCTCGATCCACTCGGCCTGCTCGGCTGTCAGCACGTTCTTTCCGACCTTCAGCTCGCGCACGAGGAAGCGGCCGTGGCCGCAGATGACGAGATCGGGGAAGCCGGCGTTGCCCTGGATGGGCGTGCGGTAGCCCTTCTGCGACCAGGCCGCCCGCTCGGCGTGGACGAGGTAGCCGAGGATGCGCGCGACGTCGAGGACGCCCTTCTGCAGGTCGCGCTCAAGCATGGGGCGCCTCTTCTTCAGTGGCGGCGAGGGCGGCACGAGCGTCAGCCACAAGATGAGCGACGGAGCAGTACGGGCATACCCGCAGCGCCTCCTCCAGCCGCTCGATGCGAGCTTCGGCTTCCGCCAGTGAAGTCAGGTACTCGACCTGCTGTGGATCGCGAGCTTTGGCCTCCGACCACTTCTCAAACAGGTTTCGATTCTCTGCGTTAAGGTCGGCGTTTTCGCAGTTGAGGGCCTCGATGCGGGATTGCAGGCGGTCGAGGGCGGCTCGCGCTGAATCGCAGAGGCGCTGTGTTTCGCCCGTCTGATCTTCGTAGACGCCGATCGCCTCCCGCACGAGAGAAAGATCGTCGGGCGCGGTCATGCCTCTCCTTCCTCAGCCAAGAGAGGGGCGAGGGCGCGATGTATCGCGTCGGATTGAACATCTTCAAGGTAGTTCGCATTTCCATTTCGGAGAGGTTTTGGCAGTGCTTTGGCAAGCCGCGCCACCTCGATCAGCGCGCGGAGGTGGTTGCGGAAAATAACCACACGTTCCTCACCGAGGCTGGCCTGCTTGCGCTCGTGGTCGTCCAGCGTGTCGAGGGGGGTCATCAGAAAAAATCCTTCGGCCACGGCTCGTCGGCGCCGAGCTGCGCGCTCGGCTCGCGCGGCGTCTCGTAGGCCGCCGGCACCCAGCCCTCGCCCCGGCGCCGCTTGACGAGCCCCTTGCCCGCGAGCATGCGCCCGGCCGAAGCACCCTCCGAGGGGCACCACTGGCAGCGCTCGTCGGAGCCGTGACCGCGCCCACCGCGCTCGGCTCGCCAGGCGTGCAGGCGGGCGCCGAGTTCCTCGGAGGAGAGCGGTCCGAGGCGGGTGATGACGTCGAGCGCGAAGGCTTGCCGCTCGGTCAGCGTGGCCGCGCGGTCGAGGCCGGGGAGGGCGGGCTGCGGGTTCATGCGAGGGCCTCCGCGAGTAGCGACTGCTGCCGCGTGCGCGCCTTCGTCATCGCGCAGTAGCGCTCGTTCAGCTCCACTCCGATCGCGTGCCGCCCGAGCTGGCGGGCGACGAGGAGGGTGGTGCCGGAGCCTGAGAAAGGGTCGAGGATGGTGGCGGGGCCGGGATCCCCTAAGTCAGGATGGGCGCACAGAGGAGGGCAGGATGGCCGCCAGCCATGAGTAATCACCACTTTTACTTTCCCCGGAATGAACCCGTCTTTGGCCCAATTCGTCCCGCGTGTATCGGGTTCCGAAGTAGACGGACGCAAATTGCCCGAGGCACCATCCACTAGTTCGCTTGACGTCTCCCGCACCCACGGCGCCCCGCACTCCGGGCACACCCCCCGCTCGCTCGTCCCCGCCAGGATCATCCGCCGCACCAGCTCGCGCGGGAACGCCGCGAAGTGCTGTACCACCGGCTCTCCGCAGTGCTCTCTCGGCGCCCCGCCCTGCCAGTAGGCGTCGCAGATGCGGCAGATGGCGAGGGCGTTGGGCTCGGTGGGGATGGTCCAGACGGAGCGGGCGTTCTTCTCTGCCACGTAGTCGTTGGTCATCGAATCCCAGCCGCCGTGTCCGTGTCCCGAGGCGGTCTTGGCAGCGCCCTTCGCTGTCTCTCTTGCAATGGCGTAGCGAGCGTGGGTGTTGACACTCGCGGGCTCGCGCAACGCCTCCGCATCGTAGAAGTACCTCGGCTTCTTCGAGAACAGGAACACGTACGAGTGCGCCGTCGTCGGGCGGTCGCGCACCGACTCGGGCATCGCGTTCGGCTTCGACCACACGATGCAGGAGCGCAGGTACCAGCCGTCAGCGCGGAGGGCGAAGGCCAGTAGCCAGGGTGCTCCGAGAAGGTCCTTCGGCTTGTACGGGTGGGGCCGATTTCGTATGCCCTCGGTGTGTGTTTGCCCGCCTTGCCAACGACTCCAGTCCGAACCGCTAGCCGTGTATGAGTCCCCTATTTCGCACCACAGCGTCCCGTCGTCCCGCAGAACCCGCCGCACTTCCCGAAACACGTCCACGAGGCGAGCGGCCCATTCGTCGGGGGAGGACTCGAGGCCGATCTGGGAGTCGACGCCGTAGTCCCGGAGCCCGAAGAACGGCGGCGACGTGCAGACCATGTGAACCGAGCGGTCCGGCAGCTCGCGCAGCACCGTGAGCGCGTCGCCGCAGTGGAGCGTCAGGTCGGGGTCGGCGAGGTAGGGCGTCACAGCAGCCCACACGCTCTCGCCGCGAAGCCGAGTGCGGGCGGGGCGGCATACAGCGCGAACGCGAGCCAGCCCATGAAGGTAGCCAGGAAGCCGAGCTCGTGCAGGATAGGGCGGGGGGTCATCACCAGCCATACTTCGCCGCGAGCTCTTGGCCGCGTTCGATGTCAGCCTGAGTAGCACGTAAAAAAGCGACGACCAGATGCCCGTTCGGGCAGCGTCCTTCCGCTAGCGGTTCTCCTTCAGCGATCTCTGTGTGATCTCCGAGGTAGATCATCGGCCCCGAGGGGAGACCGCATTCCTGGCAAATCGGTGGTGGCACATCTCGAATCGTTGCGGGATCTATTTGTTTCATGCCCCCCGACACCCCCACCCGCTGAACCCATATCGCCGCCAGATCGCGAGCGCGACCTCGTACTGTTGACGGGGGGTCGCGAGGTACGCCTCCGAGGGGTAGCCGGGCAGACGGAAGGCGTCCCAGCTCGAGCGGTGGAATCCGAACGCGCCCTGATACGTGCCGCTATTCCAGCTGAACGTCGAGTAGGTCTCGCACTGAATGATGCGCTGCCACTTCGCCGGCAGCCACTCGCGCCAGGCGTACTCTCGCCAATGCCACGCCTCGAACACCCGCCGCGCCGCCCGCGCCTTGAAGCGCCAGCGCTCCGCGAGGTAGCGAGCACGGGCACAGGAGCGAGGCCGCTCGAGGGTCTCGAGAACCGACGGCCCCGCCCCCATCCGTTCGCGCCAGCCTCGGTAGGCGGCGCGGTAGAACCGCAGAGCCTTGCGGGCCGAGCGGCACGTCTCGGAGCGGGAGCTGCCCGAGTCAGCGCCCCTAGCAGCCCGGGGGACGTCGCCGCCGATTCCTTCCCGCTCCGACACGGTCGCACAGTTCTCGGCGAGGCCGCGCCGAGCAGCGCAGCCCCGCCGAGTCACCTGAATGCCAGTTGAACTGTGCAGATGGCGCAGGAGCAAGTTCTTGGATGCGGCATGGGCATCACCCCCTTCGATGTAGTCGGGCGCGGCTCGCTCGGGTTCACCACCTGCGGCGGCGACAGAGCCCGAAACGGCGGGGTTGCCCACGGCCGCGCCCGATCTGTCGGCTCCCGCGACGCGGCTCATCGAAGCCTGCGCTCCGGAAACGCCGGAAGGTGCTCCCACACCCCCGGGAGCCGAGTTCTGAGCGACTTGTGAGCTTGCGATAAGTGCGGTGACGAGTACGCCTGTTGCCACGAGTCTCAGGCCACCTTCTCCCGGTCAGCTTCCGGGGCCTCCGCGCTATGAACAGCGCGGGCTTCCCTGAGTTCTCTTGCCAGACGATTCCAGCAGTCGTTACAGATCGTGACTTCGCCACGAGGGTTATTGGTGCCCTTCCAATGGAAGAACCTCTGGTATCGCCCGCGGTAAATCGACTCCCCCACGAGGAAAGTGAGATCGCGCTCACAGAGATCGCAATACTCGCGAGTCTCGCGGCTCATCCCTTCCTCTCCGCGTCCTCGCCGTCGTTCGTGGCGGCTTGCTCGCGAGCACCTGCCCGTATCTCGTCGCGATGTTCAGGCTTGGCTCCAGCCATGAGCGCATCGCATCTTTCGCAGGACTCCTCGCCATCGTCGCGGGACATCCAGACCGCCGAGTACGAGTTGAAACTCACGTCACGTTCTGCCCACGTCTCGCGACGAGCGCCACACGAACAGCGATAGGCGGACGAGTACCAATGGCAGGCGTCCAGATGGGCAAGCATCTTCCAGCGATGCTGATGCTCACTCACAGCAACCAGCCCTGGAGGAAGTGCGGGCGGGTCATGCGGCCACGTACTCTCGGTTCGGGAAATCCTTGTGCTGTATCTCGACCCGAATCCCGTATCGCGCAGCTACCTCGGTCATATCCTGTGTACCGGTGGAACGTCCGTCCCAGAACGCGATGCAGAGATCGGCTCCGAGGGAGGCCATGTGCTCGTTGCGAGCCAGCGGCGCACGCTTGGCTCCTACGAATGCAGTAATGAACGGCTGATACGGATGCGGCTCGACCAGGAGTCCGAGCTTCTGCGCCTCCTGGTGCGCGATCCGGTCCGCCCCCTTCGCAGCACCGTGGACGATGATCGTGTCACCAGGCAGATCGGCCAGCCGGTCAGCGATGCGTTCCCGATCAGTCCAACCTCGCGAGCCACAGACGATCACGCGTTCACTCACCACGGCCACGCCCCGGGAAACGGCTCTTCGTCCCTCGCGTCTCGGCCGTGAACCGGGCATGCCCGGCCCCTACGCTTCCGACACGTGCAGCCCGAGTCGGCGAGGCGAACGCACAGCCGCGCCCAGCCCGTTGAGAGGCCGTAGACGACAGCGCCCACGAGGAGCAGCGAGGCGCCGAGGATGGCGGCCTGGGCGAGGTCGGCGAGGAGGGTCAAGGCGTCCTCCACATGACGCACCGGTACCGCACGCCTTCACCCGCGAGCACGCCCCGGCGACCTGCGACACCGCATAGCTCCGCGGCATGCCGCACCCCTACTGACCAGCCTTCACTCTTGACGAGTGTGTTTCCCAACCCACGAGATGCGGGGGAAACCATGTTTCCCCCGAGGGCCATAGTGCACATGTGATGCACGCACGGTAGATTCGACGCCACTTGGCGACCCTGTACGTGCGTCCCAGAACGCTCCCGGATGGTTCGCGACGCTTCGACGTGAAGTACCGCCGCGGCGGCCGCTACACCCCGCTCGAGCACGGCGGAACGTTCCGCACGCGCAAGGAAGCCAACGCCCGGCATGGCCTCGTCGCCACCTGGCTCGCGGCCGGCCTGAACCCGAAGGTGGAGCTGCGGCGGGTCGTAGCTCCGGCGCGGACGCTCGCCGAGTTGCAGGAGGAGTGGCTCGCGGGCAAGCGGCGGATCGCCGACAGCACGCTGCGAGGCTACCGCTCGCGGCAGATCCGGATCGACGAGGACCTCGGAGAGCGCGCGGTCGCCGAGCTCGGCGTCGCCGACGTCGGCGCCTGGGTAGGAAGCCTCGTCTCCGAGTTCGAGCCGAGCACGGTCTCGGGCTACGTCGGCCAGCTTCGCATGATCCTCGATCTCCTCGACACGCCGAATGTCGCGCGCTCGAGGCGCGTCGAGCTTCCCCGCGTCGTACACAAGGAGATCGACCCGCCCGACGCCGCCGAAGTTCTCGCGCTCTTTCGGTCTCTGGACGAAGCCGTGCTCTTCCCGGCGCTCGCGATGGAGCAGCTCGGAAGCCGCGTCTCGGAGACGCTCGGGCTGCGGCGCGACGACGTGCAGGAGGCCGCCGTGCGCTTCCGCCGCGAGGACGTGAAGCGGCAGCGGGGTAGCCGCCTCGTGCCCTGCTCCTCGTTGGTGGCCTCCGCCCTGGCCGAGCGCGTGCCCTTCCAAACGACGCGCGTGACGGTCTGGCGCAAGCTGACCGATGCGAGCACGATCCACCCGCATCTGCTCCGCCACCGCCGCGGGAGTCTCTGGCATCAGCAGGGCGTCGTCGCCGTGGAGCTCGCGCGCAGGCTCGGGCACGCGAAGGCCTCGATGAGCCTCGACGTCTACAGCCACGCCAAGCCGCTGCGCGAGATCGCGCCTCACGCCTTGGCCTCCTTGCTCAGGTAGTCGCGGACGGCGTCAGCGGTGACGTAGACACGCCGGCCGACCGTGATCTTCGGGCAGTGGCGCATGATCCGCTCGGCTGTGTGCAACGCGACGCCTAGCTCGGCGGCGAGCGCCTTGCGATCGAGCAGGCGCGGGAGCGTCTTCGTGCTCACGCCTCAGTCCCCCCGCCCAAGCGCCAGCTGCCCTCGCTCGATCTGGGGGATGACGGTCTCTCCGATGGTGCGTCCCATCGGCTCGAGCTCCATGAAGCTGAGGAAGATGTCCTCGAAGCGGATCAGCCCAAACGTCGCAGCCTTGATCGTGCCCTCGAGGTAGTGAGCGATTCCGCGCCACGCCTGCCGCTCGCGCTGCTCGACAGACTTGCTGACGCCCTTGTGAGATTCGGTCAGGGGATTCACGCGCAGCCGGACCGCCTGGGTGACGCCCTGTGCATCGGCGTCGGGCGCGGCCATCGTCCACAGGAAGCGGACGTAGAAGGCCGGCGGGTCAGACCACTCCTCTGAGAACTGCACACCGCTCGCGCCCGCGTCTCGGAGTAGCCTGCGAATCTGCTCCTGCGAGCGCGAGACCGCGACGCTCGTGTCCTCGAATGGCGTGCGTTCGCGCGTCACGCGAGCACCGCCGAGCGGTTCCCGTCCACGATCTCGATCGTCTTCATGCCGCCACCCTCTCGTGGCGCCCGCGCCGCTCAGCGGGATCGCCGCCGAGGACCGTCTGCAAAGGGATGCCGTAGTAGAGGCGGCAGCACGTAGAGGAACAGAACGGCTCCCGCTCGTACACGGCCGGGTCGATGCCGCGAGGATACGAACGGACGATCTTCCGCGGCTTGCCGCAGCCACGAAGAGCGCAGCGGCCGTCGGCGCGGACAGGCGGGTCCGTCTTCATGCCGCTTCTCTCTCTGCTCGCGTGAGGGCTGCTTCAGCCCAGAGACGAAGCTCATCCGGGATCGGACCCCGGTACGGCTCAGCGCCGGCCGGTGCGTCGCCGAGGAGCGCCTTTAGCGCGAGGACTACTCCACCGGCGAGGCCGTCGCGGTAGATCCGCGCCTTCGCGGTCTCTATGAGAAGCGCGGTCGGCAACATGGGCTCGGAGATCGAGTCAATCTTCGGACCGAAGAGAATGCGGCCGACTTTCACGTCACGACTCCTGCGAGCGCCGCGCGACGTATGCCCGCACGGCCTCGCCGAAGGCGGCTTCCTTCGCGTTCTCGCGGTTCCAGGAGCGCCCGCCCTTCGTCGCCCAGGCCAACCATCGCCAGCCGTCCGTAGTCGCGGCGATCGCGTCGAGGGTCTTGCCGACATTCGGGCCGGGTTTGCCGTCCGTCGTGTAGTGCGGGATCACGGTCCGCCCGAGCGAGTCCTCAAGCGCGGGCTCGTCGTTGGTGTCAGGAGCCGAGGGGGACGGGGGAGAGGAGGGCTGTTCGCCCTTCGGGGCATCCCCCTCGGCCTGCTGATCGTCGGGAGCGGCCGCAGAGCTGCCCCCGCCGTCCTCCGGCGCGGCCGCCGGAAGAATCTCGCCACCATTGCCTGCCGAGGGATCGCCGATCGCCCATGTCCCCAGTGCCTTGCCGGTGTCCTCGCTGATCGGGACGTCGAGCGGGATGAACGCGCGATGCTGCTGCTGGAGCTTGATCGGTTTCGGGATCCCTGGCGCGTCTGCCGTCAGAAGGAACGAGAGCGTCAGTTCGTACGGGAGGCTCTTCTCCGAGACCGGCATCCAGCCGTCGAGGCCGGTCAGCGAACGCTTCGGTCGGACGACGGTCTTGCCGTCCTCCTTGACGATCTCGATCTTCTCCTCGGCGCGGAAGCAGAGGATGACGTGCGCGCGGATCTGCAGGAGGCGCGAGACGAACTTGCGGTGCGCCATCTTCGGGGCGATCCAAGCTGTCATCTTCACGGCATCCCGACCGCCGAGGCGCTGGTACTCCTCCTCGTGCCAGTCGAGCAGGCCGCCGTCGCCGGCGTGCTCATGCGAGGCCGAGTCGACGACGATCACCGCGTAGCCGGCCTGGTCAGCCGCGATGATCGCTTCCGCGTAGGCGTCCGGCCGGAAAGGCGCATTTAGCTCCCCATGATCGAACTCGAACTCGTCGGCGTAGTGCTTGGCGCGCCCGGCCTCGGTGTCGATGACTACGAAGCGCTGACCGTTCCCTAGGCCCGTCGCGAGCTTCATCGCCGAGTACGTCTTCCCGCTGCCAGTCCCTCCAGCGAGTCCGATGAGGAGGCTGACGCTCTCGCGCTTGGCGGGGCGGAAGGTGAAGCTCATCGCACCGCTCCGTGGCGTTCCTCGAGCACCGCGATCGCGTATAGGTGCTTCCCGACGCGGGCCTCGTTGACGCTACGGTAGGTCTCCGTGCCGGCGAACTCGACCCGCTGCATCCGCTCTCTGAGCGCCTGGTAGTTGTCGGTATCGAGGTTGAGCAGCGCCTTGATCGGATCCTTTACGCGCTCGTCGCACTCGGCGCAGCCGTCGTAGATGATCGTTCCTTCGCGGCCCTTGTGGTAATCGTGGCTCACGCCGCCTCCACCGCTTCCCGCTCGAACCAGCGCGACTCCTCCCAGGGCGGGAGCTCGGCGTAGCACACCTCGGTCGAATAGCCTGGCCACTCGCCCGACGCCATGCACTCACGCCAGCAGCGGACCGCGTATTCGACCTTGCTCTCCGCGACTGCCAGCACATCGGGCCCGAGCGAGACGACGCTAAGCGCATAGGGCGGATACGTCTCCTGGACCACGAAGCGCATAAGAGCCTCAGCACCCGTGATCGCCTTGAGCCCGCGCAGGTAGAAGACCACCTGAATGTCCGCCCCGATCGTGAAGAGCGTGCGCGTCCAGCGATGAGGATCGGCACTCGCCGAGGTCGTCTTGAAGTCGTCGACGCACGAGTAGTCGTCGCGTAGCCAGTCGAGGAGCGCCCGACAGGTGACATCGCCCTCTTTCCATACGAGCGTCTGCTCGGGCTTCCCATCTGCGAAGAGCGGCGGATCGACATGAATGCGGGCGAGCTGCGTCTGCGCCGCCTCGACCATCGCCTCCACGTTGGCGAGCTGATCCGCGAGCAGGGGCACTTTGCCAATCGCCCGCGCCTCCTCCCGTGCTTCCTTGGCTGCCTTCGTACGCCAGTCCGGAGCGTCGATGACGGAGACGATGTCGCGTCCCTCGAGCAGGATCGCGTGCGCGACGGTTCCCACGTCGAACTTCTGGAACTCCTCGCGCTCGAAGGCGAGGTTCAACCTGGGATGCGCCGTCCGGGCATGCCTCGGAGACTTCGTGCAGAGGATGTGGGCGATCGACGACGAGAGGGACGGCTGCTCGCAGGGATCCGCGTGGTAGAGCTCGGCGGTCAGGCCGAAGATGCCGGTTCCCTCCGTCACGCGCTCTCTCCGGGCACCGACCGCAGCGATGGGCGCCGCCGGTTTCGCAGCAGCTCGCCCTGGGCAACCGCGCGAACGCGCTCGCCGATCTCATCCAGGTCGTCGACGACGCTCGAAACGGAGATGCCGTCGATCGAGAGGCCCGCCTCGAAGAGTTCGTCCAGTCGGCGCAGGACCGCGGCGGCTCGGCCACAAGCGAGGACGTGCTCGCGATCGAGACGGATGATGACGCTCACCGTGGGGCTGCTTCCTGCTCGAGACGGAGCGGCATCGGCGCAAGGGCGCCGACGCGCACGCGCAGCACTACCGAGACGACCCGCTCGGCGTGCGCGTCTGGGTCGACGTCGACGCAAGGGCCGAGCGCGGAGCGGATGCGCTCGCGCGTCTGCAGGGCGGCGAGATCGGCGAGGGGGTGCTTCACGCCGCCGCCTCCAGATCCGCGAGCTTGGCGAGGGCGGCGCGGGCGATTTCAAAAGGTAATCGGAAATCCGGTAGCTTGCTGTTGTGCCGCGTCGTGTCCGAAATCTCCACCAGCGCCTCCCCCAGCTCAGCGCACAGCCGCGCGAGGTCGGGGGCGAGGGCGATGAGGCGGGCGTCGGTTGGTGCGCGCGCAACAGCAGCATCAAAAGCAGGCTTGTCCCTATGCCAGGGCCGATCATGAACTGTGAACCAGCGTCCAGCGGTGCCGACTTCCCACGGTCCCGGCGTAGCCTTGTCTGCGAGCGCGCGGAGTTCGTCGGGGGTCACGCTGCGCCCCTCGCAATCGCCGCCAACACTTCATCCGTCGCATTTTCGGCCTTAAAGACCGAGATCCGCCGCTTGCGTGCATTCGGCCAGCGTGCGGAAGCCGCGACCTGCTCCCAGAAAGAAATCGTATCTTCAGGAAGATCCCTGGTCACATTCAGCGTGACCCGCGTCCGCGCATACGGGAAGCGGCCCATGACGCGTCCGACAGCGGGCTTGTCCGGGTTGCGCGGCCACAGAACGCGGTCGTCCACCGTCCAGCCCCACTCGCGCGGCAGAACGCCAAAGAGCGAATCCTCGGCACCCGGACGGAGGTAGGAGTCGAACACGGCAAGCTCCTCCTGCTCAATCCTGGAGACACGCCCGTAGCCGTACTTGTCCCCGACTCTGTGTCGGTACTCCCAATCCGGCAGAACGAAGGAGGACTGATACAGCTCGGCGACGGCGACAGCGGGTGTCGGGCCTTCGGGGTTCCCGTCCGAGCCCGTGCTGTTGAAGTACGCCTGCCAGTCGATCTGAAACCCCTGGCGCTCGAGCTCGCGGTAGTCGTACTCGACGTGCGAGGCGGAAGCGCCGGCGAGCGATGCGCGACACGGCTTGCCCGTCTTGGCCGCCGCCTCGAGGACGGTCTTGAGCTTCGCGCCCTTCGTCCACTCGCCTTCGATGTCGAGCAGCCAGCCGTCTGGCTTGAGCGTGTTATCCCATGTCTGAATCCAGCCAGCGTCCGCAAGTTGATTCTCTTGGCAGTTGATCCACGCCCACAGCGGCACACCCGCTTCGGTGCGCCAAGCCTGAAACTCGTTCCGGTTCCTGCCAGGGTGATTCTGGATCGGCTCTAGGTAGTCCGGCCAGACGAGCGCGTACACGGCCTCGATGCCGATGCTCTCATTGAGAGAGCGGGCGCGGGAGGCGGGGAAGTTGGCGAGGATCTCGCAGAAGAGGGCGAGGCTCACGAGCGCACGTCCTCGCGCGACTTGAACGCTTGGAGGGCTTCGATCAGCACGTCCACGAGGTCCTCCTCACGCGTCTTCCGGAAAGGGGCTCGGTTCAAGATCCGGGTCCAGGAACCACTCGACCTGGCGTCCGGTCGCCTCCGCTATCCGACTGAGCATGTCCAGGCGCGGCCGATGCCGCGCCTTCTCAAGACCGATTAGGTGCTGCCGCGACGTGCCAACCAGCGTGGCCAGACGGTCGAGGGAAAGGTCGCCCTCGCGACGGGCTCTGCGGATTCGCCCTGCGATCAGGCGAAGCGGGGCCTCTCTCAGCTTGTCCTGCTGCTCCACGACTGTCATGCGTGCTGTTTCTATCACACGTCAAGTTGATGTGTCAAGTCTGCCGCACTAGTCAGATACCACGTCGCGCAGTCACGCTACGTAAACGTGACGTTGGATGAATTCCTTACGTTGCCCCTCTCTGAGCGCGTAAAAGCGCTACACGACCAGCGGGGTCCCGAAGGCAAGATGTCTCACGACAAGCTCGCCGCGCGGCTTGGAACCACCAGGCAGACCGTTATCAGTTGGGAGAACGGCGTCGAGCCGAAGCGGTACGCCGATGCCTTAGCGAAGTTCAGCGGCTTTCCCCGCGAGGCGTTCCTGCGACGGGAGGGGGAAGCGCTTGCGGTGGAGACATCTCTCGGCCTCCTACGAGGACTCGGAGAGAAGGTCGACCAGATCGCAGGCGACTTGGATGAGCTCGTCGGGCTCGTGAAAGAGCAGTCTGCTGGTGAAGCCAGTTAAGAGCGGGGGAACGGAGGATGAGTTTCCCGGCTGAGTCGCGTTCCCAGCGGAGCCCCTTGCGGGCGTCGAGCATCTCCATATGCGGCTCGGACGGCGAGCCTGCCACAGCGACGCCTTCTCCTTCCTCCCTCTGCTCCCTGACCTGCGGCCCGATCCTAACCCGACAGCGCATCTCGTGTCTACTGTCGCGAGCGGCCCTGGCGTGATTCGCGCGATCGGCTTCGCCCTCATCTTCCCGCTCCTGCTCGTCATCATGTGGCGCGACGCCCCGCCTTGGGCTGTCATCGGAGCCTGGATCGTGGGTTTCAGCCTCCTCGGATACGGCTGGTATCACGGACGGCTCGTGCTGCATTGCCCCTACTGCGGAAAAGGCGTGAGAATCGGCGCGACACATTGCCATCACTGCGGCCGCCAGGTGGTCGAGTCCTAAGTCAGGATCCTGAGCGCCTCGCCCACGCCCGCCCCGCGCTCGAGCATCTCGCACGCCCGATGCAGATCTACGTCGGAGCGTTCGGCGAGTGAGATCGCGACGTCGACGGGGTAGCCAGCCTCCGTCAGCTGATCGAAACGCCAGCTGACGACGTCGAGGTCGAGCACGGCCGCAGTGGCCTCGTCGCCGGGGTCACAGTCGATGTGGATGCGCGGGGGGACGAGGGGCATCACGATTGTTGTAGCTGCTCGACGGCGGGACAATCGCGCGGCGTCAAGAGATCCCGCTTCGCCTGCTCGAAGAGCCGAGCGCGAAGCGCTGCATCGGGCGCTCCGCCTTCGCGGGCCGCACGTACACTCGCGTCCATCAAGTAGGCGAGCGTCGCCCGCAGGCACAGGATCTCATTCGAGCGCTGCGCGGAGAGATACCAAAGCGACGTGCCCGCCAGGAAGACGGCGACGAGGCAGATCAGACTCGTCAGAGCTAGCAGGCGGGTCACGTCTTCCCCCGCACGGAGAGCACGGTGATTGCGAAGACGACCGCCGAACCCGCGATCGAAAGGGTGAGCGTCACGAGCGCCCACACGAGGCGGTCCACCTTCTTCGCGAGCAGAATCACGTCCTTCTCGACCTCGCCCAGACGGTAGGCGAGCGTGCCGTTGCGGTCGCGGTCTCGTATCTCGTTCATCGGTCCCGCTCGCCCTCGATCTCGGCGAGGTACTCCGTCACCCACTGCAGGAAGACGTCCTTCGGAAACCCCGGGCCTGGATCCCAGTGGGAGGATCTCTTGAACACCTTCGACACCTGAACGTGCGTCACGAGCCCGCGCGCCGTTCCGTTCGCGAGCTGCGTGTCGGTCAGCCAGCGTGCCGGAATGTCGTACAGCCAGCACCACTTGGCGACCTTGAAGGCGGAGCGCCTGAGCATCGGCTCGTGCCCTCGCCACTGAGCCCGATCCCACTTGGCGAATCCGCATATCTCGATGTGCAGACCGTCCGAGTTGGCACCCGGAGCACCCCAGGGAATGACGAGATCGGGCAGCATCCGCCAGCACTCCTTGTCGTCGACGGCGAGCTGCGTAGATGCCTGCGCGGAGCCGGCGAAGAAGCTCGCCACGCCCGCCGCGCTCGAGCCCTCAGCCGAGTGGATGACGACGAGCCGGATTGACGACGCCTTGCGCGGTCCCGAGTCGTGGGCCGCACGCTTCAGCTTGCAGGATGCCCGGTAGTCGGGCACCGCTTAGCCCCAGCCGTCGAATTTCGCCCAGAGCAGGACGACGAGAATCCCGGCGAGCAGGATGTCGGTGAGGCCGATGCTCATGGCTTGCCCGGGGTCTGGTAGACCGCGCCGAGCGCGACGAGGGCGGCGAGTGCTGCGGAGATGTAGTTCTGCGCCGAGAGGGACGTGCTCTCTGCCAGCGACGCCGAGAGAACGCTGAGACCTGCGACGCGAGCGGCCACGACTGCCTTCAGGTAGTTCTTCACGCCCCGCCTATCGGAAAGCTCAGCGGGCGATCACGAAGCCGTCGGGCTGCGAGATGACGATGTTGGCGCCGCTCGGGACGACCGCTGCACCCGAGATCAGGAGATCGTGCGCGGTGACCGGGATGATGTTCGCGTCCGTGCCCGCGGCCGTGTCCGAGTCGTAGCAGACGAGGAGCTTCCGCCAGGAGTCGCCGGCCGAGATCGAGGTGAAGGTCTGGGTGGCGAACGAGAGCTTGATCCAGTCGTTCGTGTCATCGACCGTGTACGCGGAGAGATCGGCGTCGGTGAGCGTCTTCCGCGCGTAGCCGGTGTTCGTGACCTCGTTCGTCGTCCCCGAGACGACGGCTGCGAGATCGTCCTTGTCCTGAAGGACGGCGTCGGCCTCGAGGCCCGCCGCTGCGAGCACGACCAGAATGAGTGCGCTGTTCGCGGGATCGTTCGAGTCCACGCGACTATAGAGCTCGACCTCGCGGCCCTTGGCGATGTTGAAGGTGAAGTTCGCCATGCCGCTAGTCCGCCGACGGGGCGATCGTCACGGTGACGTTGCCCGGAGCGGTCGGCGTCGTCGTCTGCGCCACCGAGTACGTCGTGGCTGGGGCGATGTCGGCGGCGAGCGGTTGGCCTGAGTTCGTCACGACGAGCGTCTGCGCTTGCGCGGTCACGCTGCGCCTATCGGTTAGGGCATGTCGAAGCGATACACCTGCGGCACGAATCCAGGCTGGGGTCCGAGCGCGATGTGGAATGCCGCCCAGCCGGGATTCACCGTGCTGTTCGTCACCGTCGTCGCCCCGAACGCGCCCGCTGTCGCCTTCTCGCCTGTTGCGATCCCGATGCCGCCGCCGTTTCCCACGATCGTCCCATCGTCGAAGCGCTCGGTCACATTCGCCAGGTCGGCGTTCGTCCAGCCAGAGAAGGTCGCTCCCGCCGTGTCATTGCTGTGAGAGCTGGCCGCGACCACTAAACAGTCATCCATGGTTGTCGGACCTGACGATGGCGCACCGTTTGTCCCTGAGATGGTGATCGAAGTACCGGTACCACTAGAGTCAGGGGTAATGACATTCCAGGGCTCTCCAACCACTGGACAGCCGCGGAAGGCGAGCACGACTGCGGAGATGTGGTTGAGCACGGTCGTGATCCCGCTCGACACGTTCGAGAGCACGTTCCAGGGCACCCCGGTTGCTATCACTCCTCGGAAGCCGCACACGACCGCGTACTTGTGGTTGGTTCCCGCGCCGACGACGGTAGGTCCGCTTTCGCTCGCAGTCGCGCGGCGCCAGTAGCGCCGATAGCGCAAGCTCCCACGGTCGAAGGGGGAGCCCGGCAGCTCCGTATACCCGGAGACGGTGACCGTAGCGTTGGCCTCCACGTCGAGCAGGAAGATGTCGTTTTCCTGCCAGCCCGCCGGCAGGCCGGGAGTTGCATCCACGCCCCCCAACGCCTCAGAGGGCGTGCCTGCGGCGACGAAGGTTGGAAGTGAGCCGCCCGAGGGAGCGAGCGCGATTTGCAGCCCTATCCAGTCCTCGTTCGCCACGCTCGACGTGAGGGTCGTCTCCAGGAACTCCCCGGCGCTTGCCTTCTCGCCCGTGACCACGCCGAGCCCGCCCCCGTCGCCGAGCGCCGTCCCGTCGTCGAAGCGCTCCGTCACGTTCGCGAGGGCGGTGTTGGCCCAACCCGAGAGGGTCGGCCCGGCAACGTCGCGACCGACCGCGATCCCGCCCACGACGAGGCAGTTCGCGACTGTCGTCACGGCCCCGTTCAGGAAGATGCCGTTGCCGACCGCGTGCGTAACCTCGCTCGCCCCCGCCCGCCGCCAGAAGGTCGATAGCCTCGTGGAGACTGCGGCCTCCGCGTCCGCCGCGAACGCGTAGCCTCCTGCCCCTACTCCCGACCCGGCATCCGTCTCCGTATAAAGCAGGAAGATGTCGTTTTCCTGCCAGCCCGCCGGCAGGCCGGGAGTCGTGCTGCTCACCCCATCTGTGTACGTGCCCGCGGCGACGAGGATCGGAAGCGCCATCTACGGGCGCGCAAACTCGAGGAAAATGCCGAGTCCCTTAGTCCCTGTGCCCGCTACGTCCACGTCGATCGCGATCCGGTCACCCATCACGAGGTCATCATTTGCGAGGTCGATGACCGGTGGAGCGGCGGCGGTATAGGAGGTGAACTCGCTGACGTCAATCGTGATCCGGGTCGAGAGCATGTCGGCCGCCTGCGTGATGTTGCGAAGCTGGATCGTCGGCAGCCCCGAGCTCGAGACGGTCGAGACGTAGGCGTCCGCGTCCACGAGGTTCATTCCGTCCATGTCGTCCGAGGCCGCGAAGATGAACTGCCCGTCCCCCGTCGCTAGGATCGCCAGATCCGAGATGACCTTGATGTGCATGTGCCCTGGGATCACCGGCGGCGGCCGCTGCGAGAGGCTCACGATGCCCTTTCGCTGTGCCACGAGCCTCTTATGGACCGAGGTTTCTCCAGATGGGCGCGTCATAGCGGCGCATCCGCGCTCGTGACGAGGGGCGGGCGACCGGCGAGCGCTTGCCCGATCGGTTCACCCAGCGCGATCACACCGTCGACGTCCCAGCGATAGCTGTATTCCATGACGCGTTGCGTGCCCGAGAAGCCGCCTCCGAAGCTCGCTCCGGCCTCGACATGAATCAGGTCGCCGACGCCGAAGGCGGGTGCGATCCCGCGCTCGGGCGCCAGGTGCACGAGCGTCTTCGGGTTCGCGCGTAGCCACGACTCCATCTGCCACCAGCGACGATGGCCCTCGCGTGCGTCGATTTCGTTGTCGAAGATCCTGACCAGCATCCGTGTGAAGTAGGCCGCGCGCGAGGCGGAGATCGCCGATTCGATCTGCGACTGCGAGAGCCGCGGCATGTCCGTGAGTCCTGGATCGTCGGCCGTGATGTTGTACGGCCAGTGCTGTCCGTCCTGCGGAACGTCCTTGTTGCCCTCGCGCGGACCCCCGTAGATCCAGAGCTTGTTAATGATCTCCGAGTAGTCGCGCGTTCGCCGGCAGCCGCGGCAGTTCGAAGCCGTGCTCATCGCAAACTTGAACGAGACTTCGCCGGACCGATCGGTGCCGTAGTCGCCGTTGTGGGCGGAGATCGATCCCATGTTGCCACCCGAGTCGATGGGGGTGTTCACGACGTCGAGCTCGCCCGTCTCGACGAGGAACGCGATCACGTCGGCGATCGACAGGGGGACGTCCGTCGGGTTAAAGGAGAGGTTGACGCCGCCGGTCGCGAACGAGCCGAGCGCAATCCCCATCGGACCTTCGCCATCGGCGGGCGGCGTATCGTCGAGCGATTGGATGAGGATCTCCTGGATCATCTGCGGGGCAGTCGTGTTGCGTGTCGAGAACGTCGGCTTCGTGAAGTCACCCGGATCTCCGGAGGCCACCCCGTCCCTGGCCGGGCGCATCTCGAAAATGACCGTCGGATCGGCGAACGTCGCTACCCGCGACATCGTGTTCTCGTCTCCCTGGTCGTCGATGTGCGAGACCATGCCGTGGAAATCGAGACTGCCGTTGACGACGACTTTCAGCCGCGCAGCGTCCCATGACGTCGACACCTGGTCGAGCGGAACACGGACGGTCGCGAACGCCGGCTGGTTGAGCTGGTGAGTGACCGAGCCTTCCTGCACGATGCTCGTGATCTCTAGGCCGTCGATGTATGACTGGACGGCCATCGGCTAGAGCGCCGTCGCGGAGACGAGGCCGAAGACGAAGCCCTTCACGTTCGCGCTCCAGACGGGGAAGTCGGCGCCGATGTCGCACTGCACGGCGAGCGAGCCGCCCGCGCCGAAGTTGAGCGTCCCGGTCGTCGTCAGTATCGAGCGGAGAGCCGCCTTCAGGTTGTCCATCTGCGTGTTTCGGTTGGCCGTCGTGTCCACGACCAGTACGCCCGCGATGAGCATGTGCGTGCCCTCCTCGAAGAAGTCGTGCAGGAGGTAGCCCGAGGTCTGGCCCTTGTCGTCGATCGGCGCGCGCACGCGACCCATGCCGAGCCCGGAGCAACGACTCGGGTCGATCAGGTACGTGTTCCCGCTCGCCGCATTGAAGGTGATCGTCCCACCCGAAGTGACGAGCGTCGTGATGTCGGAGAAGGAGGCCACCTAGAATCCGACGCCGAGACCAGCAGCCGACAGCTCTGCGCTGGCATAGCGTGCTCCTACGTGCCACATGCCGCCGGCCATCCGAGCGAGCGTGCGGTTCTGCTCCCGCAGGAGCTCTGTCTGCACGTACGCATGCGTGGCGACTTGGCCCATGCTGCCGCTCTCGTCGATGTTGGAGCCAAACCCGGAGACGACACCATGTAAGCCGGCGAGGAGCTCATGGATTTCGCGCCGAACGTCGGCCTGAGTTAGTCCCTTCTCGCCCGCCGCCGCACGATCACGCGCTGCTCGGGCCCGCTGCGCCGCAGTACGCTCCGCCTCCGGTCGCATCCGAGCTTGCCCCGGCGGAAGGCGTCCTCTGAATGCACGCTCGTCCTTGCGTCTGAAGTCCTCCTCCGCTTTCTCGCGTAGTTGTCTGTCGCGTTCCTGCCGTCGTCTGCGTTTCTCTTCTGCCTTTCTGCGCTGCTCCTCGAGCTTGCGCTCGCCCTCTTCAGCGATCGCGTCCAGCTGCGACTGCACGTTCGCGATCTCGCCGTACAGTCCGCGCAGCTTCTCCTTCTGGGCTGCGGTGAGATTCTTCCGCGCCTCGAGTGCGCGGATCTGGCGGGCGTAGAAGGCGCGGAGCGCGCGCAGCTCGTCGCGTACGTCCCCGCCGCGGGCCTCCTCGCGCGCCAGGGCGAGTTGTAGATCACTCAGGCGAGCTCCCCCGCCTCCTCCGCCTCCGACACCATCACCGGCTCCACCACCATCCGCACCCGTATCAGCCGCAGCGCGATCACTGGCGTCACGTCCGCGAAGTGAGGACTTCTTGACGAGAATCCCCCACTTGATTAGCAGCCGTGTGGGCACTACCTCGTCTGTAAGCCCGTATGTGAACTGCTGCGTGTCGGGCCGGAAAAAGATCGTCATCCCCGCGTGACGTTCCCCCGCCGGAACGTAGCCAGCACGTTTCGGCGACCCACTCGTATCCCGCGTGAGAATTACGAACGCAGCGACGTAAGCGGCTTGCGGGCCAAAGCTCAGGATCCCCGTCGCGATAGCTCCACGCACTCTTCCCAATCCCCTAGTTGTCCCAGGAGTTCCCGGAACAGGCGAGGTTGTGACGACAAGAGCGCGCGGGCGGGTAGCGATATCCCACGCAGCCCCGACAGCCGCTGCATCAGCAAGCATCTTCGTGCGCGTCGCCGCACTCGCCACAGCCGTCGCGACCAACCCCGCAACTGCCTTGACTTTGAAGGCCACCCAGCCAAGGGTGGCGAGCCGGATTGCGTTCTCCAGACCACCGAGCAGATCGACGACCGGCTCACCGAATTTGCGAACAAGCTGAAGCGCCCCGGCAAACCCACGCACGACCTTCTCACCCGTCTCGACAGCCTCGTTGACACGGCGCTGAACCTCGCGCACGTTGTCGGCATCCGAGAAGTAGTCGGCCAGCTTGTCCGAGAGCTGCGTAACAGCAGGTAGGAGTCCTCGACCAGCGACTTCCTTCAGGTTCTCCCACTCGACGGCCAGGCGATCGGAAGCCGCGGCCGCCGTGTCCTGAGCAGCGACAGCAGCTTTACCGTATTGGCTTGTGAGCGCGGCCAGAGCCTCAGTCGCTGTCGCATTCTTGTCGATGTCGATGCCGAGACGCCGAATCGTTCCGATCATCCCGAGTTGCGCCTTGTTGACGACCTGCGTCCCGAATTCCAAGTCCCTGTAACGTCCGCGAGCTACGGCAGCGGCAAGCCCCACCCGCTCGAGCGCGACGTCGACATTCCGCGAGCCACGGACGAGCAGCTGGAACGACTTGAGCAGCTCCTCGTCATCGAAGCCGAGCTGCGAGGTTGCCCGGATGACGCGCTCGATCTTCGCCCTGTGCGCGTCGTAGGAGATCCCCAGCGCATCGAGCGCGACCTTCGTCTGGCCGTGGACGAGCTCCTCCTCCTTGGCCGCGCTGATGAGGGAGCGAACGCCGGCGACGAGTCCATAGACCCCGACGTAGCCGGCGGCCAGGCCGACCACGCTCCGGGTCAGCCTCCTCTGCGTTGCGTGCTGCCGCGACTGTGCTCGGTCGAGCTGCTGCGTCTCGCGGGTTTGCTTGTCCGCCGCGCGGGCAGCGGCTTCTTCGGCGTCCTTGAGCGCGATCGTCGCCCGCTTCGCCTGCACCGACTCGGCGCCGTAATTCGCGAGGGACTTCCGAAGTCTGTCCTGCGCTAAGTCGAGCTTGAGCGCCTCGCGCGACATCTGACCGACGGACTCCCGCCACTGCCGCTCGGCCGCTTCGATCTTCGCGTTAAATTGGCCAGTGTCGGCGTTGAGGCGAACGGTCGCGCCGTCGCCTCCCCGGACCGCATCGCCGAAGGCCATCAGCGCCCGCTCCGAATGCTCTCGGCCTTGGCCGTTAGCTCGGCATGACGTGACATCAGTCGCTTGGTCTCAGCCCTTTCAGCCAGAACCCCGGAGGCAGCGAGTGCGTCGTACTCGTCAAGAGCTGCGAAGGCCGCTTCCTCGATCAGCCACTGCGTCACCTCGTCCTCGCCTTCCCAGCCACAGCCGCACTCACACCGCGCCCACGTCAACCGAGGAAAGGGCTGCGACGAGCTTCTGACAGCCCTCGCAACTCGCATCGCCCGGCTCTCCGCAACCATGAGCCTCACGAAAGGTGGCCCAGCGATCGAGAGGCTCGACGCCGATCCTCACCCCCTTCGCGTCGTGTCCGCGCAGCCGCTGCACGATCTCCGCGACCAGGGCCAGATCGTCCTCAGGAAGGGCACCTGAGGCGACGTCGTCGGCAGAGAGGCTCACCTCCTGCCACTCACCCGCGGAGGTCTCGACCGCCGTCACAGCGGCTCTCACGAGCTCGCGCTGGAACGTCCCGTAGCGGCGGATGCGCTCGAGTACCTGACCGCGGTTGTCCCCGTTCGCCCTGGCGAGCTCGGCGGCCAGCTCGCCGGTCGCGCCATTCTCAGCCGAGAGCTCGAGCAACGCGATCTCGATTAGGTCTTCCGGCAGGTCGCCGTGCTCGAGCAACGTCCCGATACCGGGGATGCGGATCTTTAGCCGCTGCCCCGAGGGACAGGTGATCGTGTGAACTGCGCGGGCCTGCCAGGCGCTAAGAGACGAGGTCGAACTCGCCTCGTGCGTAACGCCAGAGGGTGTTTCGCTCTTCGTCTTCGTGCCCATGCTGTGCCTCCTGTGGCTGTGCGTCTTGGGCATGGTGTTCGATGAACGCTTCCGGGTAACGAGCCTCACGCTCGATCTCCTCTTCAGCTCGAGCGCAGGCGATGGAGAGTTCTCGGAGCAATGGTCGCGCTGCTTTCAGCATCTGCCGAAGCCGCTGGATCTCGACCGACTCGGCCATTAGGTCGTGTAGGACGCCGTCAGGTTCTTGGCGATGATCTCAAAGGTGTTGGCGATCGTCGCATCGGGTTTTGCCGACCACTCGATGTCGTAGAAGAGCGGCGTGCCGGCCGGGTCCGGGACGAGAACACAGTTTCGGATCTCCGCGTTGTTCGTATCGAAGGAGACCTCATCGGCGGTCGCCGAACGCGAGGCCAGGATGTTCAGCGGCACGGTGTTGATCGTCTGAGAATGGGTTGTTCCCGACGTCGAGTCGGTCAGGTAGTCGCGCCAGATCGCGTCCGTCTCGAAGAGGACGCGCAGTGTCCCGGTCACACCCCAGCGCCCGGTGACCGAGTCCGAGGCCGTCATACCCGTATCGCCCTGGATCACCGAGGCTGCACGTTCCGAGTTGATCGTGAATGACTCCACGATGTCGGTCGTGGCTGAGTTGTAGGAGACGGTCACGTTCGGGTAGACGAGCGGCTCGAACGTCGAGACCGCGAGAACGGGATCCGTCTCACCTTCGAGACCAACGAGGCCCATGACTCCCGCGCTATAGGAAAGCGCCTGTCCAGCACCTCCCGAGCAAGTGAGCACAGGGATACGGCAATCGGCCATCCGCGACACGAGCGCGGTGGAGTCGAAGGCGTTGTGGATCGTCGCGTACGGGAGCTGTGTCGCGGCGGTGATCGTGTGCGTGAAAGGACTGGCGCCCGTCGTCACGACTGCGCCCATGTGCAGGTAGGCGAGGAAACCGAACTCGTCGGCTCGGACAAAACCGGAGATGCTTCCTTCGATGAGCTCGCCGACCTTGATCGCTCTCGAGCGCTGGATCGAGGAGTCGGTCTCAGGAAGGTCGAGGATCTGAACTGTCGGGTCGACGATGTCGCCCGTGACGCGCAGCTTGAACTTCGGGGTCGTCTGCGGCGTGCCCTTCGCACTCTGGCGCCCGATCGCCGCAGTGAAGAAGTTACCGGCGTGGCCCGCCACGTCAGTCCTCTGCCTTCGGGCTCTTCACACGCCTGACGGCGTGCGGTGCTGCATCGAGCTCACGCATGACCTGCGGATCCCCGGTCGTCAGGTTCTTCCCGGCCTCCACACGGATCTCGGAGCCGTCGCCCATGTGACAGACGAAGTGGCCGTCCGGCGAGATCAACTCGTACGTCACCTCCACGCCCGCGCCTATCGGCGAGGGTGCGGGTCTCAGAGGCGATTCAGACGCTCGATCAGGCTCTTACGCGCGGCCGTGCCGCCTTTCTCGAGGAAGCCGGACCCTTTGATTCCTCGAGAGCTTCCCACGCGAGCGAGACGCGCCTGGCCCGATGCTGACTGGCGACGGCGCAACGTCGCGGCCTTCACCTTGCGGGATCGGCTCCCGAGTGTGCCGGTGGACTGCCATCCGGCATAGAACGCGCGAGAGAAGAAACCACCGCTCCATCCCGTCGGTGTTGGTTTCACTGGCAGCGTTTCCATCGTCGCCATTCGCCCAGTGCGCCTAGGCGCAGCTGCGCCCGCCACTCGTGCTCCATCTTCCGATGCCTGCTCGACCGCTATTCGTACCTGGCGGTTCACACGCCGCGCGAAGTCCTGCCCCCAGCCGCCGACGACATTCACATTGGCCGAGATCATGCGAGCACCGCCACGTTTCTCGCGAAGCCGAGGAGCCGCGCCTCGACGCCCCACTCGTCGGGATCCTCGTCGATCACGACCGACTCGACGCGAAAGTACCAGAGGTCGTCCACGGACAGCTCGATCTCCTTCTGCCGCGCCTGTAGAAGCATCATCAGGTCGACCGACGCCTGCTCGAGCTCCGTCGGATCGGCGGGACTGTCCGCGGCCGGGAGATCGCCCCGCGCCGGCCAGAAACGGATGACCATAACCGGCCGAGCGACGACGACTCTGTCCGGCTGCTCTCGATAGCCGTCGAAGAAGACGGTGATGCGCTGCTCTCGGCTCACGCCCGAGCGGCGGCCACTCGTCAGGAGCGCGTCCGGGTATGCCGTCTGTAGCTCGGAGCGCAGCGCACGCCGCCAGTCGGAGATGAGATTCGCGGCGAGGAGCGGCATCAGGCGACGAGCGGAAGCGCGTAGCTCTGCACGACCCGCCGCCCACCCGCGAAGAGCGCGCCGATGTTGACCTCGCCGAGCGCTTCTGCAAAGGCCGTGCCCGCGAGCGCCGGATTGGAGACGTACTCCACGACGACGAGACCGGCGCACGCCTCGCGCAGATCGTCCGGCACCGACGGGAAGCCCCACGTTCCGGCTACCTCAACCAGATCCCCCACAGTAAGGGAAGCTGCAGCAGCCGAAGAAGGCGGGAAGAAGAGCCCGGTGATCGGTTCCCACGCCTGCCTAGTGCGGGGAAGCAGAACGTAGTTCGCCGAGCTCACGGTCTCGACCTCGGTCGTCTGGTCGGAGTCGATGACCTTGACGACCAGCCCCACGCTCGTGGAGAGATCCCCGATTCGCACCTTGCGCTCGCGGACGTTCCAGAGCGCGAGATCGAAGCGGCGGGTTCCTACCACTGGACTGATCGCCCGAAACTCGCGGCCCGTCTCCCGCTGGATCAAGCGCGACTTGGCGAGCACGTTACGTAACAGGAGCGCGTCCGTCTCCTCATCCGAGCGGTAGCCGCGGGCATAGGCGAGCACGTCTGAGAGCTCGCACAGACCCTGCGAGACGAGAGTTGGATCCTCGACGAAGATCTGGAACGTCGGGGTCTCTTGGACGAGAGTGCTGGGAAAGACGACTCTGTGCCAGGCGATGAACTCGGCAACCTCGTCTACGTCCGCTGCGGCCCAGTCGTAGCGGACCCCGCCCCGCTGGGAGACGGCGGCAGAAGCTGCGATCGTTCCCTCACCACCTCGACAGCCCAAAAAGGTGTTGCCCGAGATTTCGTCGTACTCGACGATCTGAGATCCGACGTTGAGCGCACCATGAGGTATGAACCCCGTTGTCGCAGCGACGGTAATCGCGGGCTCGGGAAGAACGGTCTGCGCCGAGAGAGTCGTGGAAGCGGTGATGATCGTCTCGGCGGTGTCGATGACGAGCGTCGCCACTGCCTCTGTTCGCGCCTGAAGCTTGACAGTTGCCCCGGTCAGATCGGTAGCGACTCCGAGCTGGCGGATCGTGTCGTAAAGAGAAGGACTGCGGTTGTTCTTACGCAGCGTGACAGCCATGATGGCTCTCCTATCGTCCGCTACAGGTCTGGGTCAGGCCGATCGAAGGTAGCTGCATCTGCATCTGTAGAAGACTCGGAAGTGGGATCGGGACGATCGAAGGAGCTGAAGATACGCACCGTGACCGCAGCGACGAAATCGGCAACAAGCGTTGCCAGCGTTCCCACCGTGGCACTCAGCGTCTTGGTGATCTGCTTGGTGATCGTGGCGCTCGTACCCACCACGTTCGCCGTCAGCGTCTTCCCGACTTGCCGGGTTATCGTCGCACTTGTGCCTACGCTGGCCGTGAGCGCTCTGACCGCAGTCTTGGCCCTGGTCATCGTCGCGCTCGTGGCGATGCTCGCAGTCAGCGTCTTCGTCACCTGCCGGATCAAGCTCGCGCTCGTGATGACGGCAGCGCTGAGCGTCTTTCCGACCTGACGACTCATCGTCGCGGTGGTTCCCACGGTAGCGCTCATCGTGACGAGGAAGACCCTGATCGCAGTCAGAGTCGCCACAGTCGCGACCGTGGCCGTCAGCGTCTTTCCTACTTGCTTCACGAGGGTAGCGCTGGTCGCGACGCTGGCAGAGAGCACCTTTCCTACCTGCCGCGTCATCGTGGCCGTGGTACCTACAGTCGCAGTGAGCGTCCGGTTGATGATCTTGCTCGCCGTGAGTGAAGCCACCGTCGCGACGGCCGAGGCCGTGAGCGTCTTCCCGACCGACTTGACGAGTGTCGCCGTCGTTACAACACTGGCGCTCAGCATCTTGGGGACCTGCCTGACCATCGTGGCGGTCGTCCCTATAGTCGCGGACAGGATCTTGCCCGTGGAGCGCACCATCGTCGCGCTCGTCCCCACCGTCGCGGTGAGTACCTGCGGAGTGTCGACAGCGGCAGGTGCGGGTTTGAGTCCCTGGATAACGCGCGAGACACGTACCCGCCCACCCCAGCCTCGAGTCGGCGGTGCCCAGCGACTCATTCAGCCCACCCCGGAGGAAGGTAGGACATGAGGATCTGCGGGATGACTATGAGCGGAACGCTGGGGCGGATCTCGAAACCGATGACGCCGACAGGATCGTTGGCGGTCGCGGAGGAGCCTCCGGACACCGTGCCGGGATCACCCGTGGGAGTAGTCGTCTGAAGCTGAAGCGCCAAGCCCGGTGTAAGAGCGGCCAAGAAATCGGCTACCGCTTCCACCCAGTCCCCACCCGTCTCACCCGTAGCCGAAACCTGCGCGTTGTTGTCGTTCTGTCCGACGAGGGCAACCGCCAACGCACCCGCGATGGTGGTGGTCACAGTCGGCATCTGCGGATCGGTGGCGTGGGATATGTGCGAGAAGCTGACCGCTGGACAGACATCCGTGATCGTCCCCGAGACCCAGCCCGTAAAGCGGTAGATGCGAGCCGCTCGCATCGTTGTAACAGCCTGGCTACCGAAGACAATGGGCGTGTTGTCCTCTGTGCCGTCAGCGATCTTGCCATATACCCAGTGGCGGGCGATCGTGGTCTCGATCACGCGCGGCCCGTCAAGCAAGGTGAAGCCTGAGGGAGTAGTAGGAGCCGTGGTCGTGCCCTCGAAGTAGGCGTGACCTATGAGGATGTCGTTAGCGTTTACTGCCGCGGGGGTATTGGGAGAAAGCTCAGCGCCGCTCGTCTCAGTTGCTTCCCCGGCCCCCGCGTCCGCGAATGCAATAGCCATTCAGATCACCGCCCGCACGGCGGGTCCGGTTACTCGTCCCAGACGAACGTGAAGTCGAGGTGCTGCCCTGTGCCTGTCGGTAGGTAGATCCCGACACCGTTTGCCGTGCCCTCGGGAATGACGATGCCCGACTCCCCGAAGGTCCAGATCACGGCCGACCCGATCGCCGCGCCCAAGACGCTTCGCCGAAGTATGGCCCCCGCGGTGGCGTCAACCGTGTGCGTATTGAATCCTGTGCAGTCGGGATCGGCGAAGTTCGTATCCCAGGGTGCCTCGACAAGCGCCGTACCCTGAGTGCCCGTGGCTGTCCAGCGGATGAGACCGATGACGACCGCCGTCGACGTCGTAGTCGCAACCTCGACTTCCCGGACTCGAGCCCCGGCAGCGGCGGCGGCGTAGAGCGAAGGGCCGCGCAGCGCAGTCGGTAGCGCGTCGGTGCGACCGGTTACCGAGTGGCGGGGCACGCCCCGCCTATCGGCCTACCAGCGAAGCCCCGAGGTTACGGTCCGGAGGATCGGTTGCGGGTTGCAGGCGCTCGGCGAGTTGAGCGGGTGGGCAACCGTGGTCGTTCCGGTCACGGTGCCGTCGTTGGTTCCCCAGTCGTCGATCTCTGGAGAGTCAGTACCACAGAGACGAAGCAGCGCTATCTGGTTGGCCCCCCGGATCGTCGAGGGCTCGGCACCGTTGCCGAGCATGTGCGCCTCTGTCGCATTGAGTTCCACATTCCAGAACGCGCCATCAGCCAAACTCGCAGCATGGAAAAAACCTGGGGCACCTGATCCCCCACGACAGCCGAACTGACAAGCAACATTGTTCAAGATCGAGGCAGAGAGCGAATCCGCCGTCCCCGCCTGGTAAGCCGCCTCCGCGCCGTTGAGGTAAATCTTCGTACCTGCAAGCGTCGAGGAACCGCTGTAGGTACAAAGAACGTGAATCCATGTCGCGGTCGCATGGGCGACATCGATCTCGCGCAGGATCTGATTTCCGGCGGAGTTACGCAGCTCGAATACGATCCGCGGCCCCTCGAAGGTCTCGTTGGAGATGCTCCAGCCCTCAAAGTTGCCGGAGTTCACCTGCTTGGCGACGTACGCCCCAGACGTATTCGCAGGCAGGTAGAACGGAAAGGCGATTGAGAACGGATCGGTGCGCTCGCGGTCGAAGTTCGCCTCGTTTGCAAGATCAATGCGGTCGTCGATGCCGTCGAAGGAGCGAGCCACTTACTTCGCCGTCACGGAGCAAGCTCCCTGTCCCTCATCGTGGCGGCACAGGTGATAAAGCACCTTGTCAGTCGGGCTGTTCAGATCCCGCGTCAGTGCGAGAGTGTCCGCGAAAGTAACGATGGCAACATCCGTACCTCGGATCATTTTTCCCGTTCCACCGTAGAGCGCCTGTTTACTCACGAGCTCGGTCTGCAGGACAGTCCCCACTTCACCTTTGCCCGATCCAGTCTGTATCTGAATAACGTGCTCCATCAGCTACGGGTAACTGTCCCCCTCGAGCACGCCCAGCGCCTCGACCCTGTATGGCTCCTGCCCCTTGGCGAAGACGACGGTCGTCCGAGCAGGATCGAAGGTGTGAGACCACTTCGGCGCGCTGCCGGAAGACTGGAAGCGGTATCCGATTGCGTTCGGCACAGCGTCCCAGCCGAGCGTGATCTTCGCTTCCGTCTCCGAGACCTTGCGCAGTGTGAGCCCGGCAGGAGGCGGCGGCGGTGGCGGCGGCGGTGGAGGAGGCGGGGGAGTGCCAGCGTTCGTGTCGGTGCCCTTCGCACCGGACTTCCAGACGTTGCGGTCGTACTGAACGCCTGGGACGTACAAGGCGGGTGAGTCGAACGTGTTCTCGACCGCCCGCACGTTCGTGAGCTGCGCGTTGTTCTCGTCGATGAGGTACTGACCGGCGACGAAGGAGTTGCGCTGGGCGAGGATGTTCGCGATGCGGTTTGAGCCGAGGGTGAGCGCTGTGTTGCGCTTCCCGCCGCGTCCATCGGTGACGTTCCCGAAGGCGCAGTCCTCCACCGTCAGCGAGAACTGCGGGTACTGCCCCGAATCCCACTGGCAGAAGATGTGGTACGTCCAGTTGTCGTCGAAGCGCGAGTTGCGGACGACGACGTCCTTCCCGCCGAAGACGATGAGCCCTTCGCCGTGGCAGTCGTAGGAGCCGCCGTAGCCGATGCACGTCGGGCCGAACGTGTAGCCGCGGATCGTCACGCCGTCGATCAGGATGTTGTCGTTCAGCGGCGGACTGCCTCGATCGATCTTGCAGTTGGGCGTCCCCGGAGCCGAGTCCGGACGCGGGTCGAAAACACCACCGCGGATCGTGAGGTTCTGGGCGCCGTTGACGTAGAACGATTTAGCCGAGAAGCCCTCGATCAGGATGTCCCCGGCGTTGCCTCCTGCCACGAACAATTCCGTCCCCGGCAGTCCGGTCATTCCTCGGAAGGTCAGATGCGAGGGGGCGCGCATGTCATCGACACCCGCCCCGAGCCGAAGGCCGACGCGCACCTGGGCGGCGCCGTCGAAGACGACGTGCGGCGCCAGACCGGGCGTATTCTTGGCCGTCTTCGTCGTGATGACCTGTGTCCCGTGGTCACCCGGCTCGACACTGAGCAGCTGCCCGAGCGACGCTGCGGCATAGGCCGCGTCCCAAGAGGAACCAAGCTGCACGTCGTAGCTCACGGTCAGCCTATCGGCCGGGCGGGTGCTTAGTTCGTCAGCTGAACGTTGAACGTGAAGGCGATCGAGTCGCCCAAAGCGAGCCCGATCCCCGTGAAGTCACCCTTCATGAACAGCAAGCCCCCAGAAGCCGCATCGAAGAGGCCAGCGTTCGTAACCGTCCCCACACCGGGCGAGGTTGTGGTGCGAGTGCCCGTGACCCTGTACGTGTCGTCGGTAGTCGTCGTCGTCTGTTGCGAGGACGTGCCCAACGTGTGATCCGTCGTCCCGGCCGCTAGGGTCGTAAGCGCCTCGGTAAAGAGGGAGGTATCGGTGGCGGCGGCCGTGCCGGCCCCAGTGCCCCAGGCGATGTGCAGCGGCTCCGTTCCCACGCCGCGCAGACGAGCGGTGAGGATGTCCAAGCCCTGGTCGACGCAGAAGGTCGCCACTTAGCCCCTACCGACCATGTAACGCGGAAAGTCTCGCAGGTTCATTGCGAGTGCCCGCAAGTGTCCATGATCCAGATTCCAGCAAAAGACCCGGAACCAATAGCGGCGCGTGTGGACAAGCCCAAAGTCGCACCACTCTCCATCTGGCCCTTGGACTGACGCACTGACCTCGCGCACGAGTTTTGCCTTGGCTCCGAGCTCCATCGGCTGCGCCTATCGGCTCAGGCGGGCTTGGGCTCTATCTCGGACGGGTCATAGCGCCAGAGCGGCGTGATCTGCCCGCCGCCGACGTCGAGAGCAGTCCCGAACCATTCCCCCTGCCACATGGGATAGACACCGAAGATCCCAATGTGACCGAGACGCGCGTCAACGTCGCAGTGAAGCGTAAAGCCCGCCTCGCGGATCTTCCGGCAGAGCACGAGATCCTCGTCCTGCTGAACACCCGAGGTCTCGAAGACCGGCCGCTCGAGAGCATCTAGAACATGGCGGCGGATGAGCATCCCCGCGCTTCCGGCTGCATGGATCTCGACCAGTCCCCTCTGCGGCAGATCGGCCCCGAAGTAGCGCGTAAGACCATCCTCACCGACCGCTTGCGAGCCATAGACGACGGGCTCGAAGGGAGCCTGCTTCTTCAAGCAGAGCGGAACCACGACGTCGAGTTCGTGAGAAAGGAGCTGAACGAGAATCGTGGGATCGAAGACGTGATCGTCCCCCATGATCCACAGCCAATCGCCCTCCATCGCCTCCACGATCTTGTTGAAGCTCGCGGTCACGTCCATGCCCTTGATCCAAATCACCCGTGTATTGGGCGGACGCACGAGACGCAGCATGGAGGTCGCAAACTCCACATGAACGTACTCGCGTGAGGGAATGCCGATCGTGCCAGGATCTACAGCGGGCCGTACTCCTTGATCCGCTTCGCGTCCGCCAAAAACTGTCGGTTCGATACTTGTACCGCATAAGCGCCTAGCCAACCCGCCGCGTCCTGCATCATCTTCGGTAGAGACTTCTCCTGCAACATTGTTGAAGAGCGGCGGTACTCGTGGACGATGAGATCGCCGAGATAGAACGTGATCTCGATGCGCGCTGGCCCTTCCACTACGTGCCACGCTTCTCACCGGGTCCGGCGGTCATCTGCTCGACGTCGTAGTGAACGCTGATCGGCTCGAAGTACTGCGGGAGAGCCCTCGCGAGCTTGTGGCCTACTCTGACTCGCGTCACCCCTTTGTGAAAGATGAACTCCTCACCGTCGAGGGTAGTCGTCCCGGAGTCTGTCGCGATCAGGATCTCGCCTTCGGCGGGCTTCTTACGTGGTCGTCCCATTACTGCCTCCTCAGGGTTTAGGGGCGGCCACCCTGAGAGGGACCGCCCCCGTCTTTGGGCTGGTGTCCTACCCCCAGCGCGCCTTTTTCTTCGCCTCGGCGTACTTGGCAGCTCGCTCGTTGAGCTCCTCGTCGGACTCGCCCTCTTCGGCAGCGCCAACCGCAGCGAGCGCCAAGGCCGAGGGAGTCGGTGGCACTTCGACCGTGCTCTCCGGCTTGTCCTTGCTCTCGGCCATCAGCTGTCCAGCACCTTGAAGGCCGTAGTCGAGAGGACGCCCGCGCCGTTGCGCCAGTAGGCGTAGAGGCCGCGCTGTCCACTCGGCCGGTTGTTGGCCGTCGCGAACATGTGTGGAATCAGCTCCACCGAGAGTCCCACCCGATCGGCGATCAGGTAGTAGGAGAAGTCCCCGAAAACGATGATCTTCGCTCCGGTCGTAACCGTCGCTGCCATTGCCGAGGACTCGTACGCTCCGTAACCGAGCACCCGTGCCCCGTCGCCGTAACTGCCCGGCGTTGGAACCTGATTCGGGAGCCCGACTCGCAGGTTGTCCAGCCACACACCCGAGCCGCCAGCCGTATCGAATTGGCGGATCTTCTGCGCGATTGCCCGGTTCATCACCATGACCGCACGCGGCCTGAAGCGCGGTCCGAGTGCATTCTCGAGCGCGTACAGATCCGCGATGACGAAGGCGTTCGCCGTCGCCGTATCCGTCGTCGAGGTCGCCCCGGTGATGACACCCGAGGGCTCATTGGTACCCGAGCCAACGGCGAATTTCGATGCCTCCAGCTCGTCCTTCGCGTCCTGAAGCAGCCGAGCCATCTCCGTCTGAAGCCCCGCCCAGTCCATGCCGATCTCGATCGAGAAGGGCACGAAAGCCTGCGCCTTCTCCGTGGAGACGGTCGGCTGCACGAGCGTGGGTGCGTTGTCGGAAGCCTCGGTGACTTCCGCCGCGTAAGCCGCGGTGATGCCCGCCGAGGAGACTCCTCGCCACTCATCGACCAGGATCTGCTCCACCCGCGAGATCGCCCGAAACGGGTTGACCGCCAGGTTGGAGGTCGGGATGATCGTCGGATCGAGCACGAACGGCACCGCGAACCCGCCCGCCGAGGTCGTCAGCGAGAGGGCGCGCTGCTCGTCCTGGTTCAGCATCTGCCCGCTGATGTACTTCCCGAAAGCCCGCTTGTACGCCGGGCTTCCGGTGACGAGCATGTGCCTCGCGAGCGTCCCCTGCCTGTCGTCGATCGAATCGAGCATCCGCGCCAGGTGTCCCTGCACGCTCTCACGATCCGCCCGCTCGTGCGGAAACGTCGCAGCCTCGACCGCACGCATGGCGCGGTCACGGAGCTCCGTCTTCGCCTCTTCGGGGCTCGAGACCGATGCTCGCACCGTCGAAAGGTCGTAGATGTCCTCTCCGCGCACGACGCCCGGGCGCGGAGTGTGGAATCCCGCTCCAGTCTCCTGTGAGCCGGGGACTTGGCTCAGCTCGTCGACACGAGCCTTGCGAGCGCGAAGCTCGCCTATGAGGCTCGTGTTCGCCTCCTGCTCGTCGTTCAGCCGGTTCCACTCTTCCCGGCTGTCGTCGGGGAGAGCTTGGCCGGCGAACTCCGCGTCGATCTCCTGGAGGCGGCCTTTGATCTCGGTCTGACGTGCCTCCAGCTCTTCGATGGTCACAGTCGCCACGCTGGTTCCTCCTTCTGATCTCGTAGGTGGTCACGCCCTTGCTCGCGGCGCGCCTGCCCCGAGGTGGAAGACCCGGCGTCGGGTGTGGCGGGTGCGTCGTCCCCAGCAGGGACGAGTGCTGCAAGTCGAATCAGCTCGCGAGCCCGGTCCGGGTTACTCGCGATCTGCTCGAACAGAAAGTGGTCGGTGAGTGAGCGGACGCCGGCCGTCGCCTCCGCATAGGCGGGGAACGTGACCGGTCCGAACTCGAAGAGGCGGACCTCTTTCAGCGTGCGCTCGGGAAGCGCATTTGGATTGTCGTCTGAGGCTTCCGGCTTCTCGACGCGCTCCTCGCGCATTACCTCGAACCGGAAGGAAGCCCCGTAAAGGCCCGCCTCGAGTCCTGGAACGAGCTCCCGGTTGTAGGACGTGTCGAGAAGCGGGACCTCGTAATACGGCCCCTCATCCTCCTCGCGCAGCTCCGTGATGGGGCCGAGCGGCTTGTCACCGGCCTGCGGGTCGCGTCCGTGCTGGAAGAGCGCCCGGATCTTGTCCCGGTTCTCGCGAAACGTCTTCTTGAAGGCTCCCGGAGCGATCCGCTCGAGGAAGTGATCCTCGAACCAGGAATCGATCTCCGCCCAGCGGTTGAAGACGGCGAAGTGGCCGAAGAGCGTCGGCATCCCACCATCGCCATCGGCCCGCAGCTCGGGTCCCGGCTGGAGTGCGCGGATGAGCTGCTCACGCGGCTTATCACTCACGCCCGCGCCTATCGGCGAGGATGAAGACTCCTGAGCGTACAGAGCCGCCATCTGCTTCTCGGCTCCCGGTAGTGGGTCAGTTTGGCTAGTCACTCAGTAACGTTATGGCTCCGCCCGCCTTGAGAGCCGATACGTCTGCGTGAAAAGGTTGTTACGCTCTGGGGCTTGTGACATGCGAAACAAGTCGGCGCTGGCATCATCGATTGTGCTGTCCTCGTTGGAACGAACCAACATGTGCACATTTGGTGCTGCCTCAATAGACTCTCGCCACCGTGCCTGGCTCAGGCGCTCAGGAGCAGCAGCAGCATGAATTGGCGCTCTTTCGTGCCCGGCGGCGCTACGACCTCCTCATGCGGATTTTCTCGGCGGGCTCGCCGCTCGGAATTGCTGCGCTCTACTTCCCTTTCCGAGGCGCGGTTCCCATTGTGGAGGCACTATCCGGCGAAAGCACGAGCATCAGCGTCAAGGCGTCCATTGGCGTCACGATCACGTACGCGCTGGCCATCACGATCGGAGCCATTGTGCTGGTAGTCAGGAATCAAGCTCGATCCAGTGAGATTCAGAGGCTACGGGAACGCCTTGGCGAGGAAGTTCCATGACCGCTCTAGCGGTAGTGGCGGTTTGCGTCATGGCGCTAGCCGCTTGGGTTTCGATCTTTGTCGTGATCCCGTCATGCGCCCGAAGCTTCTTTCGGTACAGGCTTTGGAGGCTGCGGGACCTCGTGACAGATGAGATCCGAGAGGGGGCCTATTTAGACAAGCACCAGCCTCGTCTCTTGGTCAAAGAAATCGACGCGGGGATTTTTCTTGGTTCGCAGCTAAGTCTGTTCAGGCTCACGCTGGCCGCCTTGAACTGGCGGAACCTCGAGCCGCACGATGAGGAGGAATGGTTCGATCTCAGCGCCGCAAATGCAGCGGACAGTGACCGCTTGCGTGAGCGGTCTAACGAACTTCACTATGCGTTCGCGAAGTTCATGGTTCTTGGTTCCCCGAGCGGATGGCTATTCGGTGCTGTCATGTTCCCTCTGGCACTCACAGTCACGCTTTGGACGACTTTTTCTGACAGCAGCAGCGTCCCCGCTCGTGATGTTCAAGTGCGACGAGGTGAGCTCCGTCGCCGGCTCGCCGTCATTCGGCTCGCGGTGTCGGATGTGTTCCTTCAGGCTAGGTCGCGGGTGCGAGACGAAGTACCTTTCGAGCCGGAGACAGCACTTGCGCGGCTCCTGGGCCAGCAAATCGATCGGCCCTCGCACGCGGGCTACGCCTAACAAGTAGGGCATACGCCGCGCGGGCTGCTACGCTCGTGGCGATGCCTGACCGCTCACGCAAGCGTCCACGCGACCCAAACGAACTCGCCCGCCAGATCGTGGACGAGGCTACCGGCGAAGCGCCGCCGTTCGACCCCGACGAGGGGAAGAATCCTGCCGCCGTCGCGCTCGGGCGAAAGGGCGGGCTCAAAGGTGGGAAGGCGCGCGCGGCGAAGATGTCGCCTGAGCAACGATCGGAAGCAGCACGGAAAGCAGCGCAGGCTCGGTGGCGTAAGCCCTAGCCGGCTGTTCCGTCCACGAGCCTAAGCTCGCCGAGCGGGGACATAGGTTTACCACCCTCACCGCTGCCTTCTAGCGGCGTCATGACGAGGCCGAACATGAGCGCCCGAAGTTCGCTCATCGGCAGATCGAGTGCTTCGGCGATATGCGACTTGCGCACACCCTCTTTGCGAAGTTGCGCCAGGACTTTGGCCAACACCTGTGAGCTTTCTCGTTTGATGGGCTCGGGCTCGTTCTTCCTATACCCGCGTCGGGAAATGTCCATGTAGAGAGAGCGATACTGCCAGTCTGAAAGCAATCCGAGATCATGCATGCGGTATGTCAGTGCAGCTACGGCGACCTTCCATCTTTTCTTTGCGACGATGAGTTGATCCAATGACGGGAACCGTGGCGCATGGGCTTTCACATCGCCCTTTGGCATCAGGAACGCGGAAGCGAAGTCTCTCGCTTCCTTTTCGATCTCGCGCCCACGCGTAATCTGCGCTCGCGCGTGGAGCACGAGATGACCGAGTTCATGTGCGGCATCCATACGGCTACGCTCGCCCGACTTCTTCGTATTGAGAAACACGAACGGCAAGCCGTGGCGCCATGTCGAGAAGGCGTCGAGCTCGGCGTAGTCCTCAGCAAGCGAGAAGACGCGCACCCCGTGTGCTTCCAGTAGGTGGATCATGTTGGGGATCGGCTTTTCGCCAAGTCCCCATTCCATGCGCACTACTTCAGCTGCACGCTCGGGGTCCTCGCCGTCGAGATGCTGCGGAAGATCTGGAGTAGGCAACCGGAACCGCTCAGCGAGCCAGTCATGGACGGCACAGGCGAGCGTTCCTCCAGCGACAGCGCGCCCAACCTGCTTCGCCGTGAGCTTGCTTAGGGCACGAAAGCTTGCCGTATCGGGCGTGAGTTCCTCGAGATCAGGACCTTCGAAGAAGCCAACCGGGAAGTCGAGCACGCGAGCAAGTTCGTCGACAGTCTCGGGAAGCGGCTCGTGTTGGTCGCTTTCCCAACCTGTGATGCTGCGCACCGAGACGCCGGCGAGCTTTGCGAGCTCAGTCTTCGTAAGTCCCCTGCGCTTTCGCGCAAGAGAAAGACGAGACGAATGAAACATCAGATGCGTTCAACGGCGATATCGAGGTCGCCCTCATTCTCGTCGTCATCCTGTTCTCGATCGCGTCTACCAACCGGCTCGTTGGTGTCGATCATCGGCAGGATGATCCGCTCACCTTCGAAGGCGACTCGGCCGTTGACCTCGCGCGTGGGTTCGGAGAGCTCGGAGTAGATGATGCCGTTTTTCCGAGCGATCAACAAAGTCCAGATCTCGTCAGGGAGTTTGGGTGCCGCAAGTGCATCATCCTCGGGCAAGAAAGACAGCTGGTCCCGAATCCGCAAGAGCTCGAAGAAGACCTCGCCCTTCTTGTGGCGAGTGTGCGGGGAGGCACCGTCCCGTCCGGCGCGGTCATCGCCAGTGGCGACCATGAGTGCGACACCACGATCGGGCCGGACCGTCAGCGAGAACATGTGCAGCTCCTCGGCCGTCCAACTACTCGGTACAAGCTCCTCGCGCAACCCTCTGACAGTTCGCCCCCAGCCGAGAATTCCTCCCAGGATTCGCGGGTCGAGGCGCGTGCAGCTTCGGCGCTCCGACTCACCGAACAGCACCGCCGCTCGCAGGGTTTCCAGCGTGACCCCGATAAGTCGGAGCCGCGCTTTCACGAGGTCTTCTCGGACGTAGATCTTGCGGACGGGCTCGTTCATGGCCGACCTCCCTTCATCGTTTCCTGTTACGCTACCTCATCTGAGGCGAAGAAACAAGCAACGATTGCCTGGAAACTGCTTGACATGCAAGACCGCTCACGTATAATGGTCAATATGAATCGGCTTTCGGCGGAGAGGCGTATTGCGGTTGTAGCAGCGCTGTCGGAGGGCAACAGCATCCGCTCCACGTGCCGAATGACCGGCGTGGCGAAGAACACCGTCACCAAGCTGCTCATCGATCTCGGGACAGCCTGCTCGGTCTTCCAAGACCGCGTGATGCGCGACCTGACGTGCGAGCGCATCCAGGTCGATGAGATTTGGGCGTTCGTCTACAGCAAGCAGAAGAACGTTCCTAAGCACAAGCGCGGCGAGGCTGGCGACGTGTGGACGTGGGTTGCGATCGACTCGGATACAAAGCTCGTCCCGACCTATCGGATCGGAGCCCGCGACATGGTCGATGCTCGCGCGTTCATCGAAGACCTCGCCAGTCGGCTGAGCAATCGCATCCAGCTGACAACGGACGGCCATGTTCCGTACCTCACGGCTGTCAAGCATGCCTTCAGGGGCGAGATCGATTACGCGCAGCTGGTGAAGATTTACGGCCGAGACACAAGCGGACGGCCAGAACGCCGCTACTCGCCAGCCGTCTGTCTCGGCGCAGACTCGCGCACGGTCAGCGGCGATCCCGACCCCGACTACATCAGCACAAGCCACGTCGAGCGGCTGAACCTGAGTATGCGAATGGGCATGCGGCGTTACACGCGTCTGACCAATGCCTTCTCCAAGAAGGTCGAGAACCTGGCCGCAGCCGTGAGCCTTCACTTCATGCACTACAACTTCTGTCGCGTCCACAAGACACTCGGTACGACCCCGGCTGTGGCGGCAGGTGTGGCCGATCACGTCTGGACATTGGCTGAGTTGATCGGTCTGCTTGAGGCAGCCGAGGCCACGACGATCAAGCGCGGCCGATACGCCAAGACCCGCGACCGCCGCCACCGGGGTCAGGTTTCAGACTGACCCACTACCCGGCTCCCGCTTTGGAGATATGGCAGGCGACGATAGAGCCATCCGAGTCCTTGATGAGCGCCCACGGCTTGGTGGACGGGCAGCGGGAGGACTTCGCGACATGCCAGGGCACTGCCGCGCCTATCGGCCTACTCCACGACTACGGGCTCCTCGACCTTGCCATTCGAGTTCGTAGGCTCGCCGCCGGGATAAAGCTGCACGCTCGTCTTGCCCGAGTGCTTCAAGCGCTTGAGATCGCCGGAAGTGACCGCATCGACGACCGAGGAGGGTTCGTATCCGCCATCGGTGCCCTCCCGAATCGCGGACATCTGAATCTTAATGACCTCAGCGGCGTCCTTGACGTCTTCCTGCAAAAACGGGATGTCGCGGTCGTCGTACCAGAGCTCAGCGGCCGGCGGAATATCAATGATCGACGAGAGCGAGCCAGCGATATTCCGCCAGAGCGGCCGCATCGTTCCGTCCGCGAAGCGTCGGCGCGCCTGCCCGTAGTTCGAATACGTCGCTGCCTGAAGCCCCTCGGAGAGACCCACGATGACGGGAGGAACGCCAGCGGCGGCCGCGATGCGCGTCTCGCCTGCGCCCTGGGTGGCCTTGAATTCGACTTGCTTGAGATCCGAGCCGACGATCTTCGCGTCCGCACCGCCGGCCAGGAACATCGTCTGGTAGGCGTCGATTGTCGAGCGGTGGTGGTCTTTGAAGATGCTCACCCATTCGGCGAACTTCTTGGGATCGGTCTCCTGCGAGATGACAGCGAGGTTCGGGGTCGCCCCATTCTCGAAGTAGTTGAGCTTGTGCTCGGTCGCGGCCTTGTCGCCCATGATGTCCCGCAGCACTGGTGTCAACCAGGACATCCCCCGGAAGCGCGCCACCGGATCCGGGATGGGCGCGAAGTGGCAGACCTGCTCGGGTAGAAGCGGGACTGGCTTGCGAGTCCCGCGCGGGCCTCCCGGCTTGTACATGTAGCCGATGACCTCGGCGTCGGACGCAAAACCTGCCTCGTTCGGCTCGAGTTCGGAGCCGAGCACGATCGTCACCCAGTCCGGGCGAAGCCGTTTGAGCGTGTTAGCCTGGCGCACCGCGTAGAAGTTCCCGGCGAGATCGGCGTCCTGGATCGCTCGGGCCAGAAGATCGCCGGTCGTGCCATTCGGCCAGGGTCGCTCGAGGATTGCGAGTGCCTCCGTTCCGAAGAGATCGCCCGGACGTCCCGAGCGCAGCTGACGAAACTGGAAGCGGGCCTCCGAGAAGAGCAGGAAGCGGACGAGCATGCAGGCGAAGACGACGCCGTTCGTCTTGTACGCGCCCTGGACGTAGCCCTCGAAGGTCGGCTCGGGCTCCTCCTGCGGCTTGCCGCCCTGCGAGAGCGCCGGCATAAACGGATAGTTCTTCCCCTGGAAGCTGAACCAGGACATCCACTCGTCGAAGGAGAGCGGCTGAATCCCGGTAGAGCGCTCGAGATCCTGCCGCTTCTTCGCCTGCCTTATGTCGCGTCGCGTGGTGATGCGGAGCTGGCCGCTGCCAGGGATTTCTAGGTACCGACTCTCACCCATGTCAGCGGCCGAGCGTTGAGCGGAGGCCCATGTCGGGCCTATCGGACTCAGGCCCAGGCGACGAGGGGTTCGGCCGTGAAGAACTCCTCCAGGTGCTCCGCGGCGTACGCTCCCATCACCGCCGCCGCGAGCCCGTCGATCGGCCCATCACCGAGCTTCTCGACGTGCCAGTTGCGGGCGCGGTTTCCAGTGCGCCGGCCCAGCGCGTTTCGGACGTGTGCGGCGAAGACGGGATCTCCGTCGTGGACGATGCGCGGGCTCTCGCCGACGTGGACGAGGTCGTAGTAGAGATCCCAGGCGGCATTCATCTCGGCCTTCCCCTGGTGCATCTCGACGCAGGTCATGCCGAGTTCCGAGAGATCGTTGGCCTGAGTGTCGAAAAAGCGCTCATCGTAGAAGAGCACACGCGCCTGATAGCGCTCCATCAGCTCCTCGGTGATGAAGTCCCGGACCTCGTCGTTATTGATCCGCCCACCCGGCGCGAAGACATGATGTGGGTTCTTCTCACGCGCCGACCAGACGCGGATCCGCTGGACGATCTTGCCGGTCTCGGGATCCATCCAAGACCAGTTGCAGGCCGTGCAGTCGCGCGTCTTGGCCGCGTCGACGCCGACCACGATCTCGGCGCCCTCGGGAATCTCAACTGGAGCCTGGCATTCGCGCCAACGCTCGTCGGTGATCCACTTGCCGGCCGTGCGCTCGGTCGGCTGGTTCAGGAAGTAGCGGCGAAAGTCGGATGCGTCGGTGTCGGGGTCGCGGGCCTCGGCGACCAGACGCTCGAAGTCGATCCACGCGGCCGCCTGACCGTACGACTCGACGAGGGCTGCACGAAGCGCGTCGTCGTCGCCCCACTCGAACTCACGCGGCCCTTGCCGGTGATCGAAGAAGAAGCCCGAGTCGCTGATGGCTCCGCTCGCAATCGCCTCCGCGTAGCGGTGCGAGCTCTCTGCGACGGAGTTCTCGCCCGGCGCGTACATGGTCGACGTCTCGAGCGACCACGGCTGGGCGGCTTTGCGCTTCGCGAGGTTGCGGCGGATGGTCGCGTGCAGGCGGCGGAGCTCGTCGGTGACGTACAGGTGCGTCTCGTCGAAGACGGAGAACGTCTCCTTGCCGCCCTCCTTTGAGGAGGCCTTGGCCGTGAGCGCGACGATCTTCCCGCCGCCGGGGACGAATGTCCTGGTCATGCCAACATCGAGGCCTTCGAGCGACAACCGCGAGATGGGGCCGTAGCGGAGCATGTATTCGACCGCGGCGTAGGTGTTGCCCGCCTGCCCCTCCTCGGTCGCGACGAGCGGGATGTACGGTGCGCGTTGTTGACGGCCAAGGGGTCGGCCGTCATGATCCCAGCCGGCGAAGCGAACCGGGCCAAGGGCTTCGGCGGCAGCGATCATCGCCGCGAACTCGGACTTTGCCCACCCCTTCGAGCGGAAAAGCGCTGCGCGACGCACGAGCCGGCGCCCGTTGGCGTCGATCGCGTACGCGTTGAGAAGGAAGCGCACGCGCTCGTCGTCGAGCTCGACCCGCTGGCCTTCGACATCGCCCGGACCATGGACGAGCTCGCGCTCGATCCAGTTGACGACGAGGGGGCCGAGCGTCCGTTTGAGGTTAATCGTGCCCGGTTTGCGGGCTACTTGACGGCGCGGAGCCATCGACCGTCGCCCTCGTCCTTCTCGCCCTTGTGACTCTCCTCCGCGAGGGCCGCGTCTCGCCCTTGCTCGAGCTCCCATTCGAGTCGGCGACGGGCGAGCGGCGAGAGGCCGAAGCGATCCTCGAGCTGGCGGATCTCGGAGAGGATCATCGCGCTCACCTGGCCGCGTCCCACAAGCTCGACGAGCACCGCCAGCCGCTTAAGCGTCGGGACGTCCGCCTCGATCCAGGTAACCGACATCGGCGATTGCCAGATCGTCGTCCACCATGCTCGGGTTGTCTTGAGCCAG